ATAGAAATGGCTAAAATATCTTCTGAATTTGCGAATAAAATTACTACTAATGTCGAAAAAGATATTAAAGATATACAACAAACAAAATCTTTAGAATTAGATATAGATATGGTTAATAAAGCAAAAAATAATGAGAATAGTGATAATGAATATTCTAATGATTCGATACACTCAGATGACGAAGTAAGTTTTTTTAATGATGCTAGATTATTTTAAATGTAATATATAGTATTTTATTTATTATTTAATTTATTATTTAATTTAATTATAATTAGTTTAATTTTTATAAAATAATACTAATTATACATTATAAAATGTCACATATACTTACGGTAGTATTTTTCTCTTTTATTATTACTTTATTATTATTATTATTATTTTATGTAAATAAAAATATAAAAAAACTCATTAATCTTGAAGATAATGATATAAAAATGTATGCTAAATTATTTTCCATACTTGGTTTAATTTTATTTTTAACATTATATATATTTTCGTTACTTATACCTAATAATAGTATTTCCGAACCTATTTATTCAGGAGAACCACCCTTTTAATTTTTTTTTACATTAATGGTAATTCTATTCTTACTTTTTCCTAAATTAGAAATATCATTTGATTTATCCCCTTTGTTATAACTTGGATTATAATTTTCGGTGTGATATTTCCAAAACCGTTTATCACCAATTCTAAAATCTTCATGCATCTCTGCCTTATACCAAAATATTTGATCTTCTAATTTATTACTTTTAGCATTATTATTAATCACTAAGCATTCATAATTTTCGGTACATTGGTCCATAACTTGACAAAACATATCAAATGTGGGAAACATACCAGCAAATTGTTCATATAAACGTTTACGATTAGATACATAATTTTCTCGTAATATAAATACATAATCGATATTTGTTCGTAAACTTGGTGGAATACCTAAAGCATATTGCATAGTAATAATAAATAAAATTTTATAATGCCTACCATTCATAAATACACTTCGAATAGATTTATTAGTGACCCATGATTTATCATATAAACAATCATCTAAAATTAAAAAAAAACGTGGATCAATATTAGAATCACCGGTTTCTCGGACTTCACATTGTATTTGATTTATAATGTTTTTTTGTCGTTTTAATACATTTGATATAATTTCAGGTTTATATTCATTATGAATAAATATATTAGGCATTAATTTAGAATAAAACGAATTTGCGCCTTCCGTTCCCGAAATAACTGTTCCCACAGGTATATTTTTTTTATAATATAATAAATCTTTAACTAATATACTTTTACCTGTATCTCTTTTTCCGATAAATACAACAACCTTATCATTATCTATACTATTAATATCAAACTTTCTTAATTTAAAATCCATAAGATATATATATACTATAATATAAAAATATAAAGTTTATAGATAAGCAACGCATTTATTTTATAAATATTTTATAATTATTTTTATATTTTTGTGTATATATAATTATAATTTATCCATATTTTTATTATATAATAGTTTAAATTTATTTAATAAATTCATTGATTACATTAATAATGTCAAATATATATAGTATTTTTCAATTGAAAAAATATGACCCTTTGTATCAATCTAAATTAAAAAAATCAATCCATAAGTTGTATGAAGTAAAGGATACACATTTTTTTAATGTAAATTTGAATTTATTTTCAAATATAAAATTAGAATATAAAACATTTAATCACTCAAGACAATTAATAAAATTATTAAAAAATAAAAAAAATATAGATGTAAATGGAAAAATTATTACTTCTCTGATTCGATATAAGCATAAACAGTATATAAAGGATATTTTTTTAAAAGAATGTTTTATTACAGATATGCACGCGTTATTATTAGAAAGAAATACTAAACAAAATATTTATAAAAAATATTTATGTCGAGATAATTTATATAATCTTAATAATACGTCTAATATAGAGTTACTTTTAACATTTTTAACATCTAAATTAGTAGAAAAAAATTTATCACCACATTTCCCTTTTTTTTATGGATTTAGTCAAACTATTTTTAAGAAACATACCGTCAATATTACTGAAGAATATGAACAAGATATTTTAGATAATATAAAAAAAGATCCCCTTAATGATATACAATTTAAAATTATTAAAAAAAATAATGAAGTATATTTAGAGACATATAATATTCCTGTGTTATTAATTGCTACAGAAAAATTAGATGGTGATTTATTAAATTATATTCATGATAAAGAAGATAATGAAGAAGATATATCGAATGGAGAATGGTTATCCTTTATATTTCAAATTATTGCTGCGCTAACGATCATTCAAAAATATTTTAACGCTTGTCATAATGATTTACATACATCTAATATTATGTTTTCGTATACTGAACAAAAATATATATATTATGAATATAAAAAAAAAATATATAAAGTTCCCACATATGGAAAAATTTTGAAAATTATAGATTGGGGTCGTTCTTCGTATAACTTTAATAATTTTGAAGGTAAAAATAATGTCTATAACTCTGATGGTCCAACCTTTGGTCAAAATATATACAATCGAATTAATTTACAAAATAAAAAAACTATACCTTATAATCTTGCTGCTGATTTATCGTTATTTATTTCGAATTTAATCGAAAATGATACTTTTCCTAAAAAAGGGATGATTTATAATTATGCCAAAAGTTTATTAAAAGATAAACAAGGTGATATATTTTATCATGATGAATTTGATTTTAATTTTTATATAGATTGTTCTAAATATTCACACAAAGGAATTCCTAATAAACAAATTGAGAATAAACTTTTTAAAGAATTTACGATTTCTAAAAAAAAAACAAAAGAACATAAGAAAGATAAATCTATATGTATTTTTAGTTTAGATTAAATGTATATACTTATATACTTATTTGATGGGTAATAAATTAAATAAGTATATTATTTAAATTATTTATGATATTGTATGATATTATATGATATTATATTTATTTTTTTGTATCGATAACCTCTTTTTGTGATAACCAAGGATCGACACCATTTAAGTTTTCGGATAGAGTATTTAATTGTTCATTACTTTTTTCAAGTTCTGCTATATTCGCATGATGTGCTTCTACTTCTAAATTATTTTTTTGAATCAAATCGCGCTTACGAGTATTAAATACTTCATCACGCTTATCCGCATTTGCTTTATATTCGGTCATAAGTTGATTTAATTCATCATTTAAGTACTGTTCTTCACCAATTTCTTTAGGTTCTGGGTCCCAGGGTAACCAAAACCCTACTTGACCTACAAATACATTAAAATTAGGATCACTTTTTTGCAAGCGTTTTGCTCGCATTTCCGCTTCTTGTAATGTATCATAGATTCCTCTTACCTTTAACCCGCGAACACTAGTTCTGAATTCATTTTGTTCACTAAATGCTTTATCTAAATTTACTTTAGAATTAAATAAATAATCTTTGTATTTATCAACTATAATGTCTTCTTCCAATCCATATTCCGAACATATAGATTTTAAAAAATTATGAACATAATATGTTTCTTTATTTTTTAACACGTTTTCGGGAGATATAAATGACAAACACACATAATTTTGCCCTCTGATCTCTTTGTCTGCTTCTAAATAATCTTCTTTTATTTCCATTTTAATTATATTTATTATATTTAATTTTATCTTTAAATATTAAAAAAAAAATATTGATATATATTATAAAAAAATGAGTGATATGTTAAGTAGATTACAGACATCTTTCGATGTTCAAGAAATAATTAAACGTGCAATTAAATATTTAATCGAAGGTGGTTCCGTAGCTTTTGTAGCATATGCTATTCCTAAAAATAAATTAAATGCTCAAGAAATTCTTATTATCGCATTAGTTGCCGCATGCACATTTGCTATATTAGATATGTTCGCGCCAAGTATTGGTAATGCCGCAAGACAAGGTGCCGGTTTCGGTATCGGCGCAAACCTTGTAGGTTTCCCAAAATAAATTATGGTATAAATAAAATATAAAAATAAATCTAAATAAATATAGAATCTTTATTTATTTAGATATATTCGGATTAATTTATTTAGATGTATTTAGATGTATTTAGATGTATTTAGATGTATTTAAATAGTTTGTATATATTCCCATCGCAGTTCAGAACATATACATTTCCATATGTTATCTTGTTCTGCTAATTTTTCTCTCGATTTTAATAATGTAAAATAATCTAAATATTCATCTTTTTCTAATAATTGTAAACATTTATATAACACATATGAATATGATAAAAAATTACTTCTATTATTCGGACAAAATTTCATCCAAGGATTTTGAATTTCTTTAAACATAGAGCGAAGTTTTATTTCAATTTCTCGTGTTATAGTGGGAGCAGGTGTTCCGGTCAAACGATTAATAATATGAGGAACATGTTCATAATATTTATTTAATTTTAATTTTTTTAATATGCTTCGCAATTTCGGTATAGTAATTGTATCTATAGATAAATACGACTCTTTATTTATTTCATTAATAATATCCATATATACATTTTTAGGTATATCTGTAGATTCTTTTGCTTGAAATTGTGCTAACCATTCATTAAAATGATTAATTCTTTTATAGGCAAAATAACTCATTTCTCTTGGTGCTTGTTTATAGGATGCTTTGTTGTAATCGATTAAAATTTTTTCTTGAATACCACATTTAGGACACACGATAATACCATCTGATTTATATAGAATTTTTTCTATATTACAATCATATCAAACATTTTTTATATTATTATTATCATTATTAAATTCTCGATTATTAAAAGATTTTTTTTCTGTATCTTTAGATTTATTAGAATTTATTTTTGTATTATTAAAATATTGTAAAACATTATTATTTTTTAGATTAGTTTTATCAATCATTGTTTTTTTCTTATCTATATTAAATAAATCTTTA